ATTTAATGCGTTTAATAGTTTCTGTCTGAAGTACTTAACATCTTCCAACTCACCAAGATTTTGGCCTGCAGGTAATGTAGTAATCTCTGTACCTTTACCACCCTCACGGCGTGGCAACCAGAAGTCTTCTAACATAGACATGTGTTTGCGGTCATCACGCAACTCACCTGTACTTGCATCGTAAACCATTTTGTTACGATACTTGGCCATAATATCTTTTAGATATTGTTCGGCCTTGCCTTTTGGTAAGTTACCAACGTCAATGTAAAAAATACGGCGTTCAGGTGCTCTTGATAGACGATAGATAACTACCGCATCTTCAATCATACGCAACTGATTAAGTGGCTTGATTGCTTTGTGTATATAAGAAATAACAAATGTGTTCTTTGCATCCATCAAACCAGAATTCACATTGATAATGGACTCTGGTGCGATTCTTAAACCTGCATTGACATTACTTGTGTATGCTTGTGTTACTGTACCTTTGTCGTTATACACATAGTATTCGGCAATAGATGCAATAATTTGAGCACCAGTTTTTGGGTCTCTGTCTTTTTTGATTTCACGGACCTTACGAATCTTGCGTGGGTCAATGTATCGTAATTCTTGGATACCTTCTCTTGGTTTAGATTCATCTACCACTACATGGTAATAAATCCGACCATCAATGTACCATCTCTTAAACAAATCATCAGAAAGATTACCGAAGTTTAACATCTTTAAGACATTATGAAATTCTTCTGTGATTTTCTTTTTAATTGTGTCTGGTTGTTTTAAATTATCTAAAACAATATCTACTGTCTTACCTGAAACATCGTGTGTAATGGCTTCGTTGACGATATCATCAATTGCCATTTCTAATTCAGGATGATTCGCCATCTCACGATAACGAGTAACCAATTCTATTTCATTGCGAACAGAACCTTCTAAGTCAACATATGTACCATAGTGTGCGTTTTGAGTTATCGTTACCGCACCATCATCCATTGACTCCGTTGGGAGTGCGAATGATGCTTGCTCAGGTGGTTGAACTTGAACAATGTCTTTTTTACCAAGGGTAAAACCAAATAATTTTACGGCGATTTTAGTGCCTCCATTCTATAAAAATTGAGAAAGGCCGAAGCCTTTCTCGTTACACCACACCATCGTCAACTGATTCCCACCATTGATAGGTGAGCGAAACGCTGAATTCTTCAATTGTATCGTTAGAACCCCAATCAACATCAATAGCAGTAACATCTGTTGGGAATAAACCAACAAACTTATACTTCTTCAATGAGTTGCCTTGTTTACCAAATTGAGTGACTGAGCCATCAACTGAGTAACCAAAAGGTGCAAGTGCTGCTGGGTTACGCACATTAAGATTGTGACTGTTGATGCCGTTCATCCATCTTTCGAAAGCGTTACGAACAACAAAGTCTTCATCATTAATAATTGTAATTGTCCAATCAGCAAAAGTTCTGTTACCTACGAATTTCAATTCACGACCAAAGTATTGAACAGGCACAACACCAAGCGTAGAGCCAGGTAGTTGTGCAGTTTTACACATGAACGTGAGTTTAGTTTGAGCGTTACCCGGCGCAGAAAACGCAGGGAAAGGCATAGAGACTTCAAATAGATTAGGACGGGCACCGTCCCCTGTCATCTGAGCTCTAAAATCATTTACATTAAATGCCATTTTTTATTCTCCTGTTTCTCTATTTATTAGAACTTACCAACGACTTCATCGAATGATACGCCTGTGCGTACTGCAACAAAGTTAAGTTGAATAAAGTTGATTGAACGAGCAGGTTTGATATAAATGTCACCAATGAATTCGTTGCGGTCAATAACTTCACCAGTATTATTGGTTTCGTCACAAACAACACGGAAGTCAGTAATACCACGGCGACCTTGTACATCACGCAAGAACGGTTCTACGAGTGCAACAAATTGTGCTCTTGTGAATTGGTCATTGAATTCGAACATTGAGAAACGAGCTGCTCTTGCAATTGATTTCTCTAGTACGATAAACAGGCGGCGAACATTGATACGGTCAAACGCAGATGGTTTAGATAATAATGTTTTATCACCAAACAATACTGTACCTTCACCTTGGAAGGTTACAATAGGGTTGATACCTTTAACATACAAATCATCACGGTTTGTCTTAGTTGGATTCCATGCAAGTTTGATAGAATTCTTAATGATACCACGATTCAAACCACCAGGTGAGAACCATGGGTCTCTTTCAAGGTCTGTACGAGCACATAAACCTGCAACGTCACCATTTAATGGAACCCAACGGTACACATCGTTATACTTGTCGTATTGATATTTCCAGTTAGAATCTAAAACGGCATATGATGTGCTTGTTAATGTATCACGATAGGCTCTAATATCTGTTGTTTCAGAACCAGCATTGTCAACGCAATCTGCTTTTTCTGGTGATAAGAATACAACGCAATCTTTGCGTGTTTCTGCCATTGAAATAAGACTGTCTACAATCGTTTGATTAGCAGGACCAGAAACAACTAATGCGATATCTACTGATTCAGCAGGATCAAAAGAGTCATAAGCAGTAATTACGTTTGCAGTACTAATTGTTCCGTCAACACCACCAGAGAGTGATGATAACACGTTTGCAGTTAGATTAGCGAATGCTGATGCGTTTGCAGTAGAACCCCAAGCTGTACCTACTGAAAGTGTAGTTGGATGTGATGCCCATTGAATGTATTTTGATTTGTTAGCGATAACTTCTTTATAGAAATTGTTGTTACCCGAATCATCTTTTGCATCAGATGCCTTAGACACAAACGGGAATTTTTCAAGAACCGTACCTCTTGTGCCAGAAAATAAGCCGTCTTCATCAATAACCACTACATGCAACTCATCAAATGTACCACCCTTGTTCGAAACATATGTAGATGTTCCTGGTGAAGAGGTGAATAATGATGAATATATCCATGCCGAATGGGTGTTTGCATCAGAAGCAGAAACTCTTAGTGTGTTACCAATAGCTCCTGCATAACGAGCAAACGCAATACCATATGCAGTATTACCGTTAGAGAAGTTGTCTTCCCAATCATTTTCATTTTTAATGAGTGCAACATTGTTAGCACCATTAGCGGTTGCGTTTCTTGTTGTTGTAATGTTGGCAGCACGGACAATTTTTAAGTTGGACGTGTATGCAAGGAAGTTTGCAGCCGAGAACCAATATTCATAATTATTTGAGTCTGGATTGCCAAAAGTAGAGGCAAGGCGAACTTCGTCAGAAATTGTAATAATTTCACCGATTGGCCCCCATGCGAACGGACCGGCAAATGCGCCAATTGAGGTAGCGACTGAAGGGACAATTGTAGTCAGGTCGATTTCTGATACGTTTACCCCTGGTGAGAGCTGAAATGCCATTGGATTTCTCCTTTAGTTGTGAGTCAATTTTTCTTTTATTGTCTATTTAGTTTTTTAGAAAGTTGAGGATGAGGTATAACCTCTTTCAGACCAAACATCTCCATTAGTACTATCAATAGTGATTTCTTCTTTGAGTCCGTTATCAAATATACCTACTGGAACTAAATCTTCATCGACTAACATATTCTGTTCTGCCAACATTAACTTTCTTATGTCAATGTTAGTACTGTCTTTAAAGAATGTCTGTGCCGTCAACCATGCAAAAATAACCAGACCCATGACCAAATCGTCATTATTTCCTTCTTCCGCAGCATAACTGTCACGGATTCGGACAAAAGTATTCATCTCGGCAATGGTATCAAAATCATTTACAATCAGTTTATCGTTTTCTACCAATGTTTTTAAGTTGGCACATCCAATTTTTTTGACTGATTTTGTTGTTTTGATACCAAAAGATGCATTTCTTCTAAATCCTCCAGAAATGCTTTGACCTTTGATGTGATGGTGTTCTAGTTTATAAATGTTTTCGTATTCTAAATCATAGTGTAAAATATCAACCACTTGTTGGCCAATATTGTTTGTTTCAATCAAAGCATATGCTTCATTGTATTTCTTTGCAATCGAATAGATTACAGTTGGGAAAAACAATAAAGGTAATTTATTATTCCTATATTTAGCGACTTGTCTATATGGTGTTTGAGATACATCTAACACATTAATGGTAGAATAATCTTGTTCAACACCTTCGGCACAATCTACTGTGGCAATATAGAGGTGGTCTCTAATAGGTTCCTCATATATATCAAATCCTTCAATTGAGGATAATGGATTGTGAAATGCCAGACTACGCAGTTTAGCACCAGATATAAGAGTTGCCGATGACCCGATGAATTCTGTTTCAAACTCTTGCCGAAATTGTTCCTCAGAAGTGTTTCGTATCGTTTCATCCTTCCAAGCCGCATCACGACCTGGCACTTGGGACCAATGGACCTCCAATGGTTTGTAAGTAGAACGACCTTCTATCGCATCCACCCACATCTTGTAGAAATGATTCAATCCGTATGGTGTTGAAACAATGATAACTTTGGTGGTTTTACCAGAGGAGATAACAGGGTATGTTGATGTAAAGAATTCATCTGCCATGTTCTTTGGAACGAAAGCGAATTCATCAAGGAAAATTAAGTTGTAAGAACCACCACGAACACCAGATGCTGATGTTGCAAATGCTGCAATTTTAGATTTGTTTTCTAATTCTATATTACCTTTGTTCCAAGTAATAATACCTTGTTGTAACCAAAGAGGTAAATATTCATATGCATATTGAACACGACCTAAAATTTCACGAGCAAGAGCACCCTTGTTTGCAAGAATTGCAATACTGTAGTCATCTTGAAACAAGACAGACCATAACATATAACCAACAGTTGTAGTTGTTTTACCAACCTGTCGAGGCATTTTTGCAATACAAAAACGATTATTGTGAAATGTTTTAACCATATCCTCTTGGAACGGCCACATCTCAAATGGCATTAAACCTCTATCTACGTTAACAATCTTAACATAAGTTTTGATAAAGTAAACAGGGTCTTCAGTACATTTTATAATCTCGGCAACTTGTTCTTCGGTGTAAGATATTTCTACACCAAGTTTTTTTAAGTTTGAATTTCCAAGATATCCGCCAGCATCTATCATATTATTTAATAATACTTCTTAACATCCATGATTTCTTTTGATGAGCACCAAGAAGTTCCTGTAAAAAGTTTGATACAGCAGGCTCATTGGCTTGCTCAGCCGCCACTATACCTGCACGAAGATGTACGATAAAACGGTCATTGTCTGATTTTAATTGCGTCATCATATCCATTGATGAAGGAATAATATCTACGGCTTCTTCAATATCTGCCAATTCTAAAAATCTTTCCATAGAACCTGGTGCATATGAATCTAAGTATCTTATGTGTTCTGCAATAGGATCAATTTGTGCAAACACCTCAGTATAAAATGTATTTAAAAAATCATGATATTGAGGAAAATTAGACCCTTCAATATTCCAATGATAATTGTGTGACTTCAAATACAAAGCAAAGTTTGTGCCC